GCCCCAGTTTTCTGCTACACAGTATTGATATGTTTTTGCCATAGTTTCCTCCTTAATCTGTTAATACCTTAATTGTTGTAGAACTTCCACTCCATTCTTCTGTTGTTGCTATTTTAGGAGCTGGATTTGCACCTCCATAATACAAAGCCTTTGAAGTTGATCCACCAGAACCTGCACCAGTTTGTCTAGCAGTATTTAAATCACTTGTTTCTTGCCAATTAACCCCATTCCAATCTTCTGTCTTTGCTTGAGAAGGTGGTCCTTCTCCACCAAAAGCTATTGAAGATGTGGCAGTTCCTGATCCAGATAATGATTCTCTAGCAGTATTCAAATCATTTACTTCAGTCCAACTAGAACCATTCCATGTTTCTGTTTCCGCATCTTTGTTTGGACTTCTACCTCCAAAAGCTAAAGCACTTGTGTTACTTGCCCCAGTTCCAGCTAAATTTTCTCTACCAGTATTTAAGTCGTTAACCTCAGTCCACGAAGATCCATTCCAAGATTCTGTTACTGCTTTATTTGCTCCACCTGGATCTTCACCACCAAAAGCTAAAGCAGAAGTATATGTGCCTGCTCCTGCAAACTGACCTCTATCATCATTTAAATCTGCAACTTCTGTCCAACTCGTACCATTCCAACTTTCAGTTTTTGCTGTTCTTACATTTGATGGTGCTGGAGGAGTTTGTCCTCCAAAATATAATGCAGCTGTTGATGTTCCTGATGAAGCTCCTGTTCTTCTTGCTGTATTTAAATCATTTACTTCAGTCCAAGAAGTGCCATCATAAGATTCTGTTTCTGCTGAAAAGGGTGATGTATCTGAAACTGGCGGTGTTCCACCAAACGCTAAACCTAAATGTTCAGATCCTGCACCTGATAATGAATTTCTTGCAGTATTTAAATCTCCACCACTAGCCCATGCTCCAATAGGTGCACCTGCTCCTGTCCATTCTTCTGTAGAAGTAGAAAAACTATTACCACCTGTACCACCAGCAAATACTATACCTAATGTAGTTGATCCTGCTCCTACTAATGATTTTCTTGCAGTGCTTATATTATTTTGTTCTGCCCACGATGATCCATTCCATAATTCTACATTTGTAGTGTTACCTGGATTATCTCCTCCAGAACATAACGCTGAAGTAGAATTACCAGATCCTCCAGTGGATTGCCTACTATCATTTAAATCAGCAACTTCAGTCCATGAACTACCATTCCATTGTTCTGTTTTTGCTGTTATGGGTGAAGGATATTCACCTCCACCAAATACTATAGCTGCAGTTGTTGTTCCCTGTGGTCCTCCAGTTAAAGAAAATCTTGCTGAGTTTAAATCTGCAGATTCAGTCCAAGAAGAGCCATTCCATAACTCATTAAGTGCTGATATAGCAGTTACATAACCTCCAGTAGCTATGGCAGCTGTTGAAGTTCCAGCCCCTGCCATATTATTTCTTGCCGTATTTAAATCTGCTAATTCTGTCCATGATGATCCATTCCATTTTTCATTATTAGCAACTTTACTAGGGTTATCTCCACCAAATGCTAAACCATCAGTTGAGTCTGCCCCTGCTCCAGCTAAAAAACCTCTAGCAGTATTTAAATCATTAACTTCTGTCCAACTTACTCCATTATATACTTCTGACAAGTCACTAGCAGCATTATCTGTTACAGCACCTCCCGCAGACATTGCAGAATCTTGGGTTCCAAAACCAGCTGGTTTATTTCTCCCAGTATTCATATTATTACCAGTACGCCACGCACCAGCAGTGGTTACATTTGGAAATTGATATTTAAAATCTAAGTTTGTGCTATCAAAGAATACCTGTCCTGTTTCTGCAGTAGGAATATTACCTGCATTATTTCGGACTGCCGTCCCAACGATATCTTTATATGTAGCCATAATTAATTATTCTTCAGCAACCAACCTTGTGTTGAATCTGTGAAGACAAGTGTATTTGCTGCTCTTTCTGTTGAAATTGTTAAATCATCTGTAGATCCATGAATTTTTTCTGAACCATTTGCAGATACTGTAAATGTGTTAGAATCAAAAGTACCTGCGTAATCAATAAACGCAATTTCATCGCCTAATGTTCCTGCAGGTAAATTCATAGTGATAACACCACTTGTTGTGTTAACAAAATATCCTTCGCCAGCTGCTGCTGTAAATGTAGAAGTTTTTACTGACTGCCAAGAAGTTCCTGCTGCTGCAAAAGATAATTGACCAACAGCCGTTGTTCCTGAACCAGTTATTGAAGCTACTTTTAAAAATGTTCCCGCCGTTACGTTTCCAGTAGGAAATTTTAGTGTGTAGCTTTGTGAAGCAGAATGTGGGGGTGATTGTAGTTTAATTCCATGAGAGTTATCCTCACAATTAAGTTGAATTACTCCAGAATTTGTTCCACCACCAATTTCTATTAAACCTGTTCCATTTGGATATAACTGTACGTTACCATTAGCTGCATCAACAATATTAATGTAACTTGAGTTTGTTCCTGAGTTTGTATCTAATCTAAGATCATATGCACCACTTGATGTAAGAGTTGCTGTTGCAGCTCCTGTTCCAATTTTAGTTTCACCAGTTCCTTTTGGAATTAAAGCGATGTCAATATTAGAATCACCACCTGTTGCAGATATACTAGGTGCATTACCTGTTGCTGCGTTTGTAATATCAAACTGGTTTACTGCAGATGATGTTGTTTGAAATATAATTTGTTCATTTCCGTTTTCATCGTTAATTCCATGTGCATCATCAAATGCTATATTAAAACTGTTAGTATCTAAATCGCCACCTAATTGTGGTGTAGTATCATCAACAAGATCACTTGCTAGTGAGATTGTGTCAATACTTGGATTAGTTCCATCATCTGCCTTTGCATATGCAATTACAGTTTTACCATTTGCAACTGTAGCAGAAGTTCCTGTGCCTGTTACGTATTTAAATACTACGTTTTGAGATCCAGATGTTGCATTTTTTAAAAAATAAAAATTTTGTACGTCTAAAGGTATTGTAACATTTCGTGATGCTGTAAGAGATCCTGTAAATTCTATAACTCTGTGAGAAAGAGTTGCACCAGTTGAACCATCAGATACTGAAAGAGTTGTGTCCCCTGAGTCAGAGACAGCTTGAGTTGTATAACCACCAGATATTTGCTCGATGATTTGTAAGTTTGTATTTGTTTTTGTACCCCAAGTTCCTGCGTTTTCACCAGTTGCTTGAAGTTCTACACCCAGTGGTGTGTATGTTGATGCCATATTTTATCTCCTATGCAGCGTCACTATAACTTGTATTTGATCCAGTTGCAACATCCGAATAAGAGTCATTCGAACCCGTTGAAACATTACTATAAGACGTATTTGAGCCAGTGTCAACATCGCCATAAGCAAAAATATCTACTGTTCCAATATTAAATGTTGCTGATTGACCAGTTAATCCAATGGTCATATCATTTATAGAAAGAGAGCCAACACTAGCGTTAAACGATTGACCAGTTAATCCTAAACCTTCTTCTATTGTCAAAGAGCCAACACTAGGAGTTATGGTTAAACTTGATGGTTGAACTATAGCACCACCTAGTCCTATAATACTTCCTAGACTAAATTCTGCTGATACTCCAGATAGTTGAACTACATCATTTGGTATTGTAACACTACCAACACTAGCGCTAAAAGATACACCAGTTAAAGAGGCCTCTGTTGTAGAACTTGCTGTTGCAGTTCCTTGTCCAGAAGTAATTGCTAAACCAGAGACAATTACTGTTTCGTTTGGTGCTACTGCTGTTCCCTGACTTGCAGTAAACTCTTGACCTGTTAAACCAATAGTCAGGTCGTTTACTGTTACAGATCCAACTGAACTTGTTATAGATTGACCTGTTAATCCTACCTGCATATCGACCACGGACACTGAACCGATAGAAAAAGATGCAGATAAACTTGTCTCTAATACAACAGGAACAAAAGCCTCTCCTTGAGAAGCCGTAATTTCAAAACTTGTAGGTGTAATTATTTGATCTGGAACATCTACTGAACCAACATTAGATGTTATTGATAAACCAGTTGGAAATATTGTTACGTCTTTAAGTTCGCCCCATTCACCATCATTCCAAGCTTGTGCACCCCAACCTGTTTTAAAAGTCGTGTCTTCACTCCAATAAGCTTGGCCCCAGGTAAACCTGCCCCATCCTGAGTTTACCGACATGGTCGGCCTCCTATGCTAGTCTAATGATTGCTGTAGTCGCTGCTGCTGCTGGAAATTCTATTTTGAAAGTTCCATTACTCGCTGTTTTGTCCCCACCAAATGCAATTGCACAAACAGCATCAGTTGTGCCTGAACCACCATCTGTTGTTGTATTATAGATTAATGCAGCGTTTGCAGTAAAAGATGCAGAGGTAAAAGTTACGTCAGCAAAATCTGTAAATGCTGTAGTTGAAGATAATGATACTCCTGAGTTAGTAAGAGTTGCACCACCTGCAGTATATGCAGTTCCAGATGTATTTGTAATTTCCTCTGATGTTGAATAATCTGTTGTAGAAGCACCTAAAGTTGCGTCACTATCAAATAAAGCAATTTTAAAAGTGTGACCACCTGAAGATTCAAAACTGTGTTTACCTTGTAAAAGTTCTTGTTTAAAACTTGAACATATTGCGCTTGTATTTGCCATAACTTATCTCCTACGGGTTTGGTGAGTTTATTGGAATACGAACAGCGCCATCAGTATAGTCATCTCTTCGTCTTCTACCAATCTGCTCACTAGCAAACTTTTGTACTTCTTGTTTATACTTATTTTCATACAAAGTCAACATATCCATTGGACCTTTTAAAAATGCATATGCCTCTGATAAACAGCAATATAACAAGCCATTTGAAAAATTCATACTAATATAATTAACATCATTACCTTCTAAAAGATCTGGCATTTTATTAAAGTGAACTCTAAATCTATAAGTCGTATTAGGGACTGGAGCAAAAGCTATACGTCCAGATGTTGTGTCTGATTCTCCCGTGCCACCACCAAACATAGCATAATATTTAGGTTGACCTTGAGCTGCCGATGTGCCTGTTACATCTTGATATTCTTGTAAATATGTATAATCTTTTTTCTCCAACCATCTATTAGCTCCTGTAGTTTCTGATCCTGCGGTATTATAAACTTGTATACCTCTTATAAATAAAGATCCTGCTGGAGCGTTAATAGATTCTTGTCCAGCAACTAAATTACCTAATTGTTGTTTTCTATCTGCATCAATAGGCACATCTCTAAATATTCTATATTGTGCATTTAAAATAATATTTTCTAAAACAGCGTCTGTTAAAACATTAGAATCTGTTTCAGTATAACTTCTGATCTGTGTCTTTAATCCTGATGCACTTAATCCAGCCATTATCTTCTAATCTCCCTACAAACTAAACAGCTAATTGTGTAACTAGTATGTTCCCAACACATTTGTTTTTTTAAAAGTCTATACCAAAAAATTTTTATTTTTTTAATCATGGTGTTATCGTAACTGGTCCTGCAGACACAGTTGGTCCTCCTGATTCTTCTGTTATACTAGGAGTTGCGCCTAGTGTAAATGTATATTTATCTGTTGTGGTTACTGTTATATTAAAACCTGAAGAGTTTTCATAGGTAGAAAAAGGCACTCCCCCTGGACTTCCTTGAACATTTCTAAATCTTACCGTATCACCTGAAGTTCGTCCATGATTATTTTCAGTCACAGTTATTGTTGTTGATGATGCTGTAATAGAAAAAGGATTATTACCTAACATAACAGCAACTGCTGGTTCTGTTCTATCTATTCTAACGTGTCTTAAAGAAATACCATCTGCACTGCTTGGTTTTGGTTCTAGTTGTGGTTGTTTTGGTTCAAATTCAGATACATGAACTAATGATCCATTCCACTCTCTAACCATCTCTCGATATGGAAATTCTAAGCCAGATCGATCTGATATTGCTTTAGCATATTTACCTGTAGCGTATTTAGTCATTATGCTCCTGGATAATAAGTTTTAGGTGTTATGTGTGTGCTAGACGCAGAACCATCTTCTGCTAACGCTCTAGCAAATTCATCTTCATAAGCAAGTTTCATAGCCTGAATCATTTGTGGTTGATATTTTTGTGCTAAATAATATGCAAGTCCTGATACCATACAAGGAACAAATCTAAATGGAACATCAGTTGCATTAGTATAATCTCCTACATCTTGTATTCTTTTAATATAATAAAAATGCATATCTTTAGACGCATTAGTTGAATCTGGTGTTGGATAAACATGTATTCTAACTTTATCAATAAATCTTTCTACCCAATATTGATTAGGTGTGCCTTTAGATAATTTATTAGAGAATCCTGCATAAGTTGATCTATCAACTTTTGTCATCGGACTATCTGATTGTGTTG